TGCTTTTCCTTAAGTAGGTTTACGAACAGAGATGGCGTACTCCGAATGGGAGTTCAGCCCAGGGGGAACAAGACCGGGATTCTCTTCAAGGAACGTAGCCATGTTTCCTTGAGCAATACGTTTCTCAAGCAAGTCAACAGCTTCATGGGCCAAGATGAACTGCTTGAAAGAATCCCAATCGTTTGTGTTGAACCGCGTCTTGGTGGACAAGACCACAGTTCCTTGGTCAGTGCGGACTGAGCTAACACCCAGCGCCAGCATCTGATCCTTCAATGCTACCTTCACGGCTTCTTGCTGCCGCTTGATTTCTTCTACTTGCGTCTCGTACTCAGTGGTCAACTTCTGTATCGCCGCTGCCATCTTGCGGTACACCTTCGCCAGCTTGTCGATTGGCATGATGGGCGCTTCGTTGTCTGTCTCATCAGTCACTTGCTTCTCCTTGGTGTTGTCTAAGGTTTAACATCCTACAGCAATTTTTTCCGTCTGCAAGCCCCTTTCTTCATTTATTTTTCACTTCGTTGTCGAACATGCCCACCAGCAGGGCGTGATCCGTGACCTTGCTCTTCATTGCCAAGAACAACTTCTTCTCAATGGGGCTGCTCTCTATGTGGACGACAGTCACCTTGTCTGAGTCCTGCCCCTTGCGGTCTGCTCGGGCAATGCACTGTGTGTACATCTCCACGCTCATCAGTGGGCCATAGAACACCACCGTGTCTGCGGCAGTCAGCGTCAACCCATGCGCCGTAGCCTGCGGTTGCATCACCAGAACACGCACTGCCGGTGTCGTCTGGAAGTCGTGGATGATGTGCCCCCGCTTTGATGCTGAAACATCTCCATGAATCTGCGCGACGGCAATGCCTTGCTTCTCCAAGTGACTCACGATGGAACTGATGCTGCTGCGGAACAACGCGAAGATCAAGACTTTACGCTCCGTCTCGTCTAGGATTTCCTGCAACACGTTAAGGCGTGGGGCGCAGTCGAACTCTATGACCTCCTGATCGTCTGAGTAGGCAGCACCACAGCTAATCTGCAACAACTTGTTGATAGCCACACCTGCATTGACCGCACTGATCGTCGCGCCCGCCGCATGGAACATAAGCTGCTCCTTGAGCAATCGATAGTACTTGTTTTGCTGTGCTGTCATAGCGACTTCGCGGGTCATCGTTATCACAGGCGGTAGGTCTAAGCATTGCTCCTTGCTGAAACGTATTGCTGGTTGAAGCGCATCAAACACCTGCTCTTTGGCGTCGGCCTTGGGTGCCCACTTGAACATGCTGATCTTGTTCATTACCTTGTCGCGCCATGCTGTCTGAAACTTTGGTACACCTCCGGGGTTCACTAGTCTAGCCAATCCATAAGCATCTACCGGAGATTGAGAGGCGGGCGTTCCAGTCATCATCCACAAGTAAGTGTCAGGTTTTATGATGGAAGCCAGCGCTTTCCACCTACGTGTTTGTGTGTTCTTGTATGCGTTTCCTTCATCTACTATCACTAGATCAAACCTGCCATCGTTCTTTATTTCGCTAGCAATCAGGTTCAACCCGTCATAGTTGGCAATGACGATCTCATAGTTCTCCTGAATCATTTCTATGCGCCGCGAAGACACGGCATGGTGGGCTACCACAGCACTGCGATGAATGATGCTGTTGTTGATGTCCCCCATCCAAGCGCTGTGCATGATCGACAACGGGCAGAGAATCAAAACTCTGCGTACATCGCCTCGTTGCATCAGGTAGTCCAGCGCCCACAATGCACTCAGCGTTTTGCCGGTGCCGGGGTCGTTAAAGCAAAACGCTCTGCGGTGCAGAGTTAAGAACGAAGATGTTTCTATTTGGTGGGCCATCGGTATGTATCTGCCGGGCCACTTGTACCGCCTAACGATGGGAGACTGTATCCCTTTAACCCCCAGATTCTTCAGTACCCTAGCTTCATCTAGACCCCAGTAGACCGCTATCTGATAGACCCCATCTTCTTCTGAAACTATCTTGTGCTTTGGTATTACGTTGTACTTGTCAGGGCTGCGTGTTCGGAACAGCAGCGCCTTGTTGTCAATGATCTCCATCACTTCCCTTTGATGGTGTGGTTACTGTTGCGCGGGTAGGAGCGGTTGTCGTGGGCCGGGACGGCGCGTAGGTTGCTGCGCACAGTCTTACCACCCTTGCTCAGTGCTTGCTTATGGTCAACGTCTTTCCCGTCACCCTTATGCACCAAGCCTTCACCCTCCAACATGTTCCGTGCTTTGTTGCGAGCAGCGCGTTTCTTTTTAACCATCGGAGTACCGTCGTAGTTGGCGTACTCATGGGCGAAGTTGCGATCTGCTTTGTTCTTGTACGGCATAACTAATCCTTCATTGCGTAAATGTTTTTAATATTGCGCAGTGAGTCTACTACGCGAAGCGTTTCGTGTTGCGATGTGTACCTCTGTTTCATAACATCACTCGACAACTGCAACACCATCATCGTAGCGCACTCGGGGTGAAACCAGATGTGCAACCAATCTTTATCGGTTTCTCGGGTGTATCCGTCCCATTGGATTGCAAACTGGTCGTTGCGGATTTTCTGCCCGCACACGAAGCAAACCTCGCCGTCCTTGTGACGTTCTTCAAAAAGGCCGGGGTTGTTGGGGTCAATGGCTGTCATGTTAGTCCTAGTGTTTTGAGTTGAAAGCGCAACTCTTTACGGGGCACCATCCGCACAGGGGCGTTTGGTTCGGGTTCCACACGTTGTGTTCATGGGCTGCTTCAAGCCGCGCTACTCGCTCACGGTATCTTGCCCACGCCTTGGGCGCGTCATCGCTGTGCATGGTCATCCGTACCATGTCGTTCTTCACAACGAACAGCAGCGCTGAATCTACCTTGCGGATGTGCGGGAAGTGGGCAAACACCATCAGCGACATCAACACCAACTGATCCCTATCGGGGTACTTGTTGTTACCTGTTTTCCAGTCAACAACTTTGGCAGTAAGGTTGTCGTCGTCAATGATGATCATGTCCGCGATGCCGCGCACCCATCGACCAGGGTCGGAGAAGTCACACGGGCGCAAGTCAGTGGTCAGCGCCATCTCGTACTCGGCAAACTTGCGCCCCTTCTTACTGAGCATCGCGTCCACCACCGGCAATACGAACGCATACTTCTCAGGGATGGGTTCGCCGTCCGCGATGTAGTCTTCAATCGCGTTGTGTACTTCCTTGCCGTAAATGGTATGAACCGTGTCCGTAAACGGGAAGTTGTTCAAGACCTTGACTTCGTAGTGCCGCTTGGCACACCCTTCAAAGTCCTTAAGGGATGAGTGCGACCATGTAACTACTTTTGTCATAGCACGGCTGAGTTAACTACAGCGGCAAGTCGCCGCGAGAAATCGGTAACAAACTTCTCGTCGTGATTAAGTTTGTTACCCATGTCGGACAAGATGGCGTGTGTAACTTCGTGCCAGAACGCATATGTCCTGTCCGCGTTGCTGTACTTCTTATCTACTACGTTGTCGTGCGTTGCTATCGTCACAACCTTGGCTTGGAAATCAATCCAGCCCATCGTGGCTGAACGTTGTGTGTGGCGCTTGCTGATCACCTTGTACCACTCAGCGCCGTCCTTCACCTGAAACCATTTAGGAATAATCACAGTCAACCCTTCGCCAAACCATACCTACGGTGTGCGCCACCGTCAGCGTTCAATGGGATGCCGGGTAAGTACTTCGGCTCCATAGTCATCTGCGCTAAGACCCAAGTCTTAGCGAACTCAACCTCATCATCCGGCACAACAGCAATCAACTCATCATGCACTGTGCCTGCTATCGGGTACTTCTTAGCCACCCTAAGCATGCCGTCCGTCATCACGCAGCGAGCTATCCCTTGCGTAACGTTGTTCGTTATCTTGCCGGCGTACAACTTCGTGGCTTCTGGACCGTACACCCACTGCGGCCTCCCACTATCGTCTTTCGTTCGGCGAAGGTTCGGGTAGCGCAAGCTCATGCCACTAGGCAGCACGATCTCGTTCTTCCTGAACGTAGTGCATTTATACACCACTTCCTCGCCGTCTGCAAGCGATTTCTCGATCAAGCTACCACACATGTCCCAGAAGGACACCACCGGCCAAGCTGTGCGCCTGTAGGTGTCGATGATCGCCTTCGCTGCGACGGCATGGGTGAGTAGCTCGGGTACGCTACAGGTGTGCGGTATATCTAGAAGACGTTTGGTGTTGTCTTCCCAGTCAGTGAACCGCTCGATGTACGCTAGGTTAACTCCTAACTTCTTTGCAAAATCCCGTGTGTACCGTACAGGCGGGGCACCAAGGAACCCTGTAAGAAGTTGTGCTGCGAACGCAGCCCACCCCAGCCCATAGCCAGCGCCCAGCAGTGCTGACTTGGCTGACTGTCTCAGGTCAGGGTGACTGTCTTTGCTCAATCCGGGAATATTAAACATCTGTGCGCCAAACGCAGCGTAAGGATCACCGCCCGCCTTGAAGATGTCCAGCATCTCCGTGTAGTCCGACAGCCAAGCCAACACACGCGGCTCGATCTGACTCAGGTCACCGACAACTAGCTGGTAGCCTTCGGGGGCCATCACGGCTTTGCGTAAGAACGATCCCCGCTTAAGATTTTGCATGTTGATGGCGCTGCCTTTGCTTGCAGTCCATCGTCCTGTGATAGCTCCGTAGTAGGAGAGAGGGACAGGTAGTGTGCCGCGACCTGCAATATCAAGGAAGCGTTGTGCGCGAGTTCTTTCTCCGGTTGATTTGACCTTGAGTCGGGCTTCGCAGAGCAATGCAACATCTTCGTTATCCCCATTGAGTAGCGCTTGGAACATCGCATCGTTCTTCGCCAAGGCTAGCGCTTGCTTGCCGGTTGTCTTGCTGGTCTTCATGGGCGGCACTACGCCCAGCCCCTGTATCAAGGCGGCGAACTTTGGGTTGGATGCTAGGTCGGACTCCTCAATGTTCAACCGTGCGAGCAGTGCTTCGCGTTGATCACGCTCCTTGTCGATGGCTTCGCTCAGTAACTCCGCATCAAGTACAAGCAGGGGTTGCGTGTACATCTTCAAGGTCATGTCGATCAGACGCAGTTCTGATCTTGGGTATCCGGGTAGTAGCCTTCTGAATATTTCTTCGCATAGAAAGACATCGTGTTTGCAGTACTCGGCCAGTTGATTCTCCAAATCTGGCACGCTTCCCAGTACTCGCACACCGTCCGTACTATAAACGGCTCGCCCTTTCTCGGGAAGACCAAAATCTGTTGCGAGTTTGGCAAGACTGTTGCCAACCTCCACGCCACGGAGAGCGCGTGCCATTGATAACGTGTCGAAAATAAAGGCGGGCTTGATGGAGTAATTCCACGATAGGATGGAGATGTCGAACTGGGCGTTATGAGCAAGGACGGCTGTCCGTCCCCAGTCGAT